TGGCCAAATGTATTATCACCGCAAGCATAAACTGTTCCATCTGTTTTTTTAAAAAACATACAAAAATTTATAGAATAAAACCATCTATCCCAATAATAATTTCCATTTGCATTATACATTGGAATATTCACACCACCATTTGTATCTGTACTCGGTACTTCAATATCATTCAATATAGGTGAATATGAATCTGTATAAAATGGAAAAGATGTATAATATATTTCTTCTATATCTGTTAATATATGTTTTTGTATATCAACATCAGAATAATAGTCCTCTTGTGTCTTAATAAATTTTATAGAAGGTTCATCTGTATCAAAACCTCTAATTAATGATGAATTACCATATAATTCTTTGTTTTCTAATAAAATAAAACAATGTCTAAATTCTCTAAAATCTAAATCAGTCTCATAATATCTACGAAAAGAAAAACAAGGTTGAATTTTTTTAATAGCACTATGTAAAATAGGATTTTTATGTGAATACAATTTCACAATATAGTCATCATAATCTATATTGTTTTCAAATGAACCAGAAACATATAAATATTTATTTGAAGATTGTAATCTATAACAATCTTTATTATTTAAATAAACAAAAAATATATTTCTATTATACATATCTATTTTTACAATAGGAAAAGCAAAAGGTGTACTTATTTTTGAAATAATAGAAGGATTAGATCCTTGAGGTAAATAATTGAAATATACAGGTGTATTTGCAGAGGATAACATATTATATTTCCTCCAATATTATGTTTTAGATCCACTATCACTAGTATTTTTTATTTCAAACCAAATATACGCATCATTATTTTTATATACTACACACATCACATCTTCTTCTGAATGTATATTAACAATACGCCCATTATCTATACTATTAAAAAATTCATGCAATATAGGATAATATTGTGCATTAACAAAAAATGGTAAATCTAAAGGAAACATAAAAATCTTCCTTTCTCTTATATTTTTGACAACAATCATCTATTAATGTTTTTTTAGAACAGTCTAGAGATAATGCAAAAACTATATATAAACAGTTTCCGTCACCATCAGCATGAAGATAACGAATAACAAAAATATGATAGTCACGACGTATCTTTTCTTTTTACAATCTATTGAATAACGAAATTCCATAGGATTCTTCTATTCATTATGAAATACCAAGTCCTTCAATATATATTGGATTATCCACTGTTGTGAACAATTTTATAAAATCTCCGTTCGTATTAAATATCTGTATTCTGTTTGACTCGGAACAACAGATAAATATATTATCATGATTATCTATTACCATTCCAAAAGGTCCGCCAAATTGTCCTGGACCTTGTCTGCCTGAACCGTATCTTGAATTATATAATTCAAATATTTTATTACCGGAAGAATCATATTTACGTAATTGACCTGTGGTGGCTACATATAAATTGTTATTACTATCAGTAACCATACTAGAAAATTCCATTTCAAAAGCATTTAACTCTATTTCGGATATAACATTTCCTGTTGAATCGAATTTCTTTACAACAGAGTTAGAACCATTTTCAAAAACAGGTTGCGCAGCACTGTGTACATAAATATAATCGTTTTTGTCTATTGACATTATCCAAGAATATCCTGTTTCGAAAGTTTCAAATTGAAACAGAAGATTTCCTTCCGTATCGAATTTGTCTATTGCTTTGTTACTTAGAGCAAATATATTATCCATACTGTCTATCGCAATATCGTTATATGTGGTATTTCCCCATTTTAAGATAAAGTTACCTTCGGGATCG